GAGTGACAGTATAGTGGCAAATTACGAAATTAACACTACAAATTTTACTGTTACTCAGGGAACTCCAGAAGACTATAGTATTGGTCTAAATTATGAGGCACCTGTAAAAGGTATTCAGTATCAGAATCTAATTCTTGATGACCTTACCTCTCAGTTTGATTGTGCCAGAACTGTTTTTAACTTGACTACTTCTGGAACACCTTATCAACCTCTGAATGATCAACAACTAATCATCTCGGTTGATAATACTATTTTACAACCAGGAGTTGGATACACTGTATCTGGTGATCAAATTGTTTTCGCAACTCCTCCTTGTAATGTACCATTCTTCGGTATTGCTCTTGCTAATACCGCTGATCTAACTAGAACAATTAACTATGTTGTGGACAATGGTTCACGACCCATGACTAATGGCAATAAAGGTTATCTGACAATTGATGTCACTGGTGTGATTGAATCATGGATTTTAGTTGCTGATGCTATCGGTACATTAGAGGTTGATATAAGAAAATGTACATTTGCTGACTATCCAAATGTAACTTCTATTTGTGGGGGCAATACCCCACAGTTAAATGGTGTAGAAAAAAATTCCGACGCCACTTTATCTGGTTGGAATACCACCCTAAATGCTGGTGATATCATACAATATGAAGTTATAAATACTTCGGTATCGCTCAGTAATTTTGCTATCGCTTTGAAAGTAAAATTATAAATATAAACAGATAAAACAAAATTCCCTGGAGGAACATTTAAATGGCACTTTTAGTACCAAATATTGGTGAGGTAGAGTCACTTCGCTATCTGCTTAACTCAACTCATCAAATTCCTAGAAATTTAATTCTGAAGCTCTTCACCTCAAACACTGATCCTGCCGAGGGTGATGTACCTTCAGAGACTGCTTATTTTGAGCCTTATGCTGACGGCAACCAGAATAATTATGGTACTGCTCCTGTTACCGATTATCCTAATTGTGTAAATAATAGAACCGATCAGGATTATACTGATAACTATGGTATTCTTCTGAATGGTAACCGCTGGGCTATCACAACTGCTGGTGATCCTGTTGCTTCTGCTACTGGAACTGGTGCTGCTGGTGAGTATACAATTACAGTATCAAGCACAACTGGTACAATCAGCGTAGGTAACCTTGTTGCTGGCACAGGTATTGGATCAGGCGCTAAAGTTTCCAGAGTTTCTGGAAACCTCGTAGTCCTGACAGTTGCTAACTCTGGTGCTGTTTCAGGTACAGTCAACTTTAGTGGTGGTGTTACAACTGCCACTTACCCAGAACAAACATTTACATTCTCAGCTGCTGCTGGTAATGTTTATGGTTACTACCTGACCCGTGCTAACAACATGCCTGTTTCGATCCAGGGTGTAGTTGACGCTGCTGGTGCTTCTGCTGGTACTACCTTAACAAAGGGTGATAACACAGATACTTGTGTAGGTATTATTGGTAACTCATACATCATCCTTCCTAATGTCGCTGCCGTTATGGATGACATTACAGTTGGCATGAAAGTAACTGGAAACAATGGTGTTGCTGCTGGCACAGTAATCATCGGTATCGACTACGCTACCAGAACGATTTATCTGAACAATGCTCTGATCGACAACATTCAGCCTGCTACTGACTCCTCAATCACTCTTGAGTACAGCAAAGTAACTGCTACTGCTCATGGTCTGGTAGAAGGTGATGTTATCTACATCGCTCAAGGCACAACAAATACTGGCACAGTTGCTGCTACATACACAGTATTTGATGTTCCTGATGCTAATACCTTCACTACAACTCCTGCTCTTGATGGAACTGGCGACCTGACTCTTTACAGCAGCATCATGTTCGCTGAAAGATTCACCAATGGTCCATACCCAATTCAGAACAACGGTGACCAAATCAAGATCACTCTGAATGTCAGCCTCGACTGATATATAGTATACACTTTCGTTATTCTTTTTTGTGGGGGGATAATATCCCCCCTTTTAATGGAAGGTAGTATTAATGATTACATTCGTTTACGATTCAACAAAAGTAGAATATTTTAATAATGTGGATATGGGAAGCATTACTGATGCTCCCACATCCACTATTGACCGTGGATTGAATTTTGCTGACTTAATCGTAGACCCAAATGAAGATATTAGAGTTACGAGTTCGGATTACATCGTACCTCTTGGTACTGATTTTATTGTAGATGAAATAACTTCAGAAGAAAATTATAACCAAATTGTATTTACCGAAACGACATATCCATTCGGTACTATTAAAGTAGGTAGCAGTACAAATGAATCTGCTACAGTAATCTTTATAGCAAAACCTGAACCAATCGTACTCTACGAAAAAGCGATTGTTGTAAGGAAACAAGCGTGGACTGGTTCTGGTACACTCTTTGAAATTGCCAATGGTCTGGAAAGAAAAGTTGCGCCATACATTGGCGGTTCTGGACCTCTGCGTGTATCTGGTGCCGCTCAGGATAGCGGCACATTTACATTCACAGAAGATTCAATTAAAACCTACGGCAGTAGTATTGACTACGGAACAGTCGATACTGCCGTAGGTTCTTCTATTGATTATGGACAGACTACAGATGTCGTTAATGAAGGAGAAACAAATTATGGAGACATTGTAACTGGTGATGGATTACCTTATGGATTATTCAAACTTAATGGTACTGATGTTGTAAGTAATAGATTTAAACATTATACTGGTTCTGGTTCTCTTCAGATTCGTGGTAGCATTGACGAATCATTTATTGAACCATTCAATCAAATTTATATTGTCAAAACATCTCATCTATTTGAGATTTATAATTACATCATCCCAGACTCATTCACCAGAGCAACTTACATTGCTTCGGGATCTTTATTCAATCTTTCTGGTGGTATTGAATCTAAGGTATATGATTATAACTCAGGATCGGTTGCTGAGTTCGGCGTTGGTGGAGATTATGGTAGCGTAGATACATCTGCTACTTCGACCATTGACTATGGTGCTGTAACAGCATACGCAACCGATGGAGAGGTAGATAATGGTCAGGTAGTAATTACTGACATTACATATCCCCTCACAGGTCTATTTAAGATCACTGGTGGTGATAGCGCACATTCAAGAACCTACGGAGAGGTCGGTTCTGGTAATCTCACGACATATAAAGGTCAAGCAGTTGTCAATGCTGGTCAAGCAAGCGACTTTGCCTTCCTGCCCCACTGGAGAGGGCGTGGTGGTGCAAGAATCTTTAACGCTGGTATTCCAGATTCCTTTAGCAGACCTTATGCTGGTTCTGGTTCACTGTTCCACCTTGGTGATAAGGTTGAGAAAGCAACATTCAAGTACAGTTCAGAACTTATTGAGACAGTTACTCCAGATATTGTAGTACTTGCTAATGATACTACAATTATTGATACATCATCATTTATAAATGTATCTCTGAGTCAGAATGGAACTGGCCAGTTCCAGGATGGTGGTTTTGCTATTGGTGAGCACCTTAAGTTCACTGGCGGCGCTGTAGATCAAATTAGAAAATTTGATACTGTTTCTCTTGATTTAAGAAATTATATCGAGTTTGAAATTAACGCTATTGTCGGTACAAGTAGTAATGGTGGAGAAAATGCTGATCCCAGTGAAGATCTAAGATGGGCATATAGTATTGATGGCGGCTCCACATTTATAGATATAGGAATTCTGATTGCTGAAACTGATTCAGGATTTACTGGAATTAGCACTGGAACAAAGAATGCTTCTATCCCTACTGGAGCTAGAACAGGCAATACAATTATAAGAATCTACCAATCATTTGCTGATGGTAGTGCATTTGATGAGTGGGGTATTACAGATTTCACTTTCACTGGAATCAATACAACATATACTCCATTACCAGAATCTGTTGGTACTAATGATTATGGAACTGTTGATCAATCAGCAGGAACAACAGAAGATTATGGCACAATTAATGCTGCTCTCACAAATGGTATTCTTGATTATGGTCAGTTAACCAATGACTACAGTAAGTTTGGTTCTATAAACATTCGTGGTAGTGCTACCTTAGCACAACTTGATCATTACACTGGTGCTATTGAGAACAGAATTATCCCAATTGCTCAAAATGTAACTATCCTTCCAGATGAATTTGTTAATTACAATTCAGTCTTTGCTGGTGTTGAAATTCTTAATTCTGGAACTGGAATTGGAAATAGCGGTGGATTCAATATTGGTAGACATTTAGCATTCAATGGTGTTGGTAATATTTCCCCAAGAAATATTTCTTGGACATTTGATGCGAGAGAATATGATGAAATTGCCATCGATGTAATTCGTGGTAATAGTAGTAATGGTGGCGAAGAACCAGATCCAGGTGAAGATTTAGTACTATCGTATAGTGTAAATGGTGGTGTTAGTTTTACTCTTATTAGTGTAATTCTTGCTGAAAATTCTACCGATGGATTAACTGGAACTGTCCTAAAAACCTTTACCATTCCAGAAGCAGCAAGAACAGCGACAACCATTTTCAGAATGGGTCAAAGTGCTCAAGCTGGTGTTAATATTGATGATTATGGCGTAACATCAGTTGAGATGATTACCAATAATCCAAGTATTGGATTTATTGCTAGCATTCAACCAGGATTATTTAATCTCAGCAGTTCTACTATCACTGCTTTACAAGAACCAACTCCACAAGTTTATGATGTATTCGGTTCTGGTGTTCTTAATATCACGGGCGAGATGTCCGATATTAAGACTGTCAAGGGAACTTATTATGGTTCTGGTTCACTGTTCCATATTGGAGATAAGGTTGAGAAAGCAGTCTTCAGATACACTTCAGAATCTGTAGAATATGTACAGACTTCAATTGAGCATGGTTCTATTAATGATCCAGTAACATCTGTATTAGATCAAGGTCTGGTAACTGAAGCAACATCTGGAGAGGTTGATAATGGTCAGGTAGTAATTACTGAAACTACATATCCATTCGGTAAACTCTTCGAAATTGGTGGTGGTGATATTGCTCATGGTAAGAGTAAGACTTATGTTGGTACAACACTAGAAATTAATATTTCTGGTGGATACAGCAATCTTCAGTTCTCATCTCAGGTTGATGAATCCACTGTTCTGTTTAATACTTCTGGCGGAGATTCCAATAGTTACACCAAGATCTTTATTGGTTCTGGTGATCTGTTCCATATTGGGGACAGAGTTGAGAGAAGAACATTCAGTTACAATAGTTCTTCGATCACAACAATTGAAGATTCAATTGATTCTGGTGTTATTACTGATCCCGTTAATCAGACAGAGGATTATGGTTCAGTAACCATAATCACATCAGGTGGCGTGAACTATGGAAATATGGTCACCCTTCCAGGTGATGAAAATCCATTCGGAAAACTTTTTGAAATTTCTGGGGCATCTACAGATAAATTCTTCCCTAAATTTATCTGGAATAGAGAAAGTCCACCAATCAGAATCTTCAATGAACAGCAAGATCCTGCGGACTTCAGGTTCCGTCCATGGTGGCGTTCTTATGGTGTATTACATGTAACTAATGGTCCTAACGGTGAGTTCAATACATATGCTCAGGTTAGACCATTCATTGGTTCAGGATCCCTCTTCAACATTGGCGACAAGTTTGAATCCGTAACATACGATTATAATGATTCATCTATAGTTGAATTTGAGGTCGGCGGTGATTATGGTTCAATTACTAATTCTGCTACAACATTCATTAATTATGGTTCAACAGGTTCTATAGTCAATGAAGGTGAATTTGATAATGGTCAATTAGTAATCACTGATATTGAGTATCCTCTTACAGGACTCTTTGAATTTACTGGTGCTAGTGTAGACCAATTTATTCGTGGACCTTATAATGCTAAGGAAGGTAGAATCAGGATCTTCAATGAACAGCAAGATCCCGCTGACTTTAGATTCCGCCCATGGTGGAGAGGTCGCCCTGCTTATACTGCCCTTATTGGCAATGCTGAAACACCAAGAAGCAGAGACTTTGTTGGTTCAGGATCCCTGTTCAATATTGGCGATAAGTTTGAATCAGTAACATATGATTATAATGAATCTTCAATTGAAGTATTTACTTCTGGTGGGGATTATGGATTCATTGCATCTTCAGCAACTACGATCATTGATTATGGTGCAGTAATTGCTCATGCAAATGATGGCGAATATGATAATGGTCAAATTGTAATTATTGATATTGAGTATCCTCTTACAGGACTCTTTGAATTTAATGGCGCTGCTGTATCTCAGTTCTTCCGTGGACCTTATATCGGTAGCGGTCAAATCTCCTTCTATAAAGGTCAATTTGCTGATACAGACTTTAGTAAACTTGCTCATTGGACAGCATCTGGTTCTTACTTTGTTTCAGGTATTGCTGAAACACCAAGATCCAGAGACTTTGTTGGCGCTGGATCACTGTTCAATATCGGAGATAAGATTGAAAGTGTAACTTATGATTACACTTCAGGATCCGTAGAAGAGTTTAACATCGAAAATAATTATGGATTCATTGATAATACGCCAACATCTCTGCTTGATAATGGTTCAATAATTGCTCCTACAAATGATGGGGAATTTGATTATGGTCAGGTAATTATAACTGACATCAGATATCCTCTGACTGGTCTGTTTAGAATTACTGGTGGTGATAAAGGTCATAAGCAGACATTTAGTGAAGTCTCGCAAACAGTTGAGATTACTATTTCTGGTGGCGCTGTTGAGAAGTTCACTTCTGGTGATGATGAAAGCACAATCCTGTTTGAATTTGGATCTGGATACTCCAGTCTGGCGTTTGCCAAGGGTAATTATTCTGGTTCAGGTTCACTGTTCCATATCGGTGATAAGGTTGAGAAGGCAGTATTCTCCTATAATACTTCATCTATTGTTGATTCGGCAGAATACTATGATTATGGAACAATTGACACCACACCAACATCATTCATCGATACTGGTTCTGTAGCGGTTCCATATTATCCAAGCGATGATTATGGTCTGACCCTGATTAGCGAAGGTAAGACCAATCCATTTGGTCTTTTCAAAATTACTGGAAGAGATAGTGGACACAAACAAACATTTGCTGGTGATTTTGGTGGTTCACTGTTTGGTGCTAGGGGTGCTGCCGAAGCTGCTGTATGGCAGACACCTGAAGAAACCTTCCTGATGAAGTTCAGCGGCGGTGCCGTTGAGAAGCATATTGAAAACTGGGTTGGAACTGGCAATATCAAGATCAAGGAAGAGACTCCTCTCGCTCCTAATGCTGCCGTTAGATTCCGCCCATGGTGGAGATCTTATGGTGAGATTAATCTTCAAGGACTCGGTGATGTTGATGATATTCTCATCAACTATGTTTCCAGAGGTGGAACACTCAGTCTTTACACAAATAATGAAGGTTATGAGTGGAGATCCTACAGACCTTCGCCTCGTTATGTTAACTCTACTTATGGACAGATTGGCGGAACCTTCACATACAATGGAAATTCAGAAAATCAGAAGGTTAATGTTTATGGATACTATGGTGATCTTAGAGATCCTGGTACTTCTGGATCACTCTTCACATTCAACAGTGCGACTGAGGTAGCTGGTTATAATCCACAAGTAGATACCGTACTCTATCGTGTTTCGGGTACTGCTCCAAGCAAATTCAATCCAACCTGGACTTCACGCCCAGATGGTTCACCTAGACTTAGTGGTACTCCTCAACTTCAACTCAGATTCAATCTATTTGGTAATGTTGATCCAGTTGACAACTTTAAGGTTAGTGGTACTCCAGACCTCAAGATTACTCTTAACTATGATGGTTCTGGATCCCTGTTTGCTGTTGGCGGATCTACTGAAACCCGTGGATTCAATCCAGAACTCGAAACTGTTCTTTATAGAACGGGTGGTCGTGGCACAACTCTGTTCTCACTCCTTCATGTTGGTTCTGGTTCACTCTTCGGATTTAACTCTGCTACTGAATCCAGTACAATTGATGCTCCAACATCAACAGTTCTGTTTGTTGCTTCTGGATCTGCTGTTCCTATCGCAGCAGTCAATCATGTTGGTATCGGAACATACACCACTAATGGAAATGCTGCTGAAAGAAGTAGCAATTCTTACACTGGCGAAGGTTCACTCTTCAGCGCAGGTAGCGCAGCAGAAACAACAGCAGTTTCGGAAAGCGAAAGTACAGTTCTGTTCGTCGCTTCTGGTGGAGAAGCAAATGCCTTCGTCAGATCTGCTGTTACTACAGGCAACATTAATATTGATGTTGATGCCGATGAAGCAGCAACAAGAATTTATACTGGTCAGGGTTCACTGTTCTCAATCGGCGGCGCTGTTGAAACAGTAAGCGTAGCAGAAGAATCTACTGGTCTCTTCAACTTTGTCGGTAACGCTACACTCAATAGATCTAGAGATTTTGTTGGATCTGGTTCACTGTTTGGATACAGCGGAGCAGCAGAAGCAGCAGTTGTATCGCCCGATCTCGAAACTGGTCTGTTTGAGATCAGCGGAAACGGTGACACATCCAGAAGCAGAATCTTCACTGCCACTGGTTCTGCCAATGTATATGGTAATGTTAATGATTCCTTCAGCAGACCTTATATTGGCACTGGTTCATTCTCAGCATTTGGTGGTGCTGCTGAAGTTGCTGGATACGACCCATCAGAAGAAACGATCCTGTATGAATTCACGGGTCGTGCTTCCATCAGAGCTACCAACAAATTTGTTGGATCTGGTTCAGCAACATTCATTGGAAATGCAGTTCCAGTCATTGCTGTTAGCTTCGAAGGATCTGGAACATTCTCTGCGATTGGCGGTGCTGCCGAATCCAGAACAATTGATATTGAAAACATTCAACTCTTCAAGACAAGTGGTGCTGCTACTCAATCCTTCACCAAGGGCAATTATGATACTACTGGTTCTGCCACAATTTCTGGTGAAGTATCTGATATCAAACTCACCAGAAGTAACAATGTATTTGGATATGTTTCTACCAATGGTAAGGCAATTGAGAAGCAAACAGATGTTTATATTGGTTCTGGTTCACTGTTTGCTCTCAACAGCGCAACTCTCGCAAGAGCGGTTGATTATGATGAAACGGGAACTGGAACTCAAGGTGAAATCGTTTCCACTAATCTCTTCGTATTCACTGGAAGCAACCCAGGAAGCGTTACTAGAATCACACAACCAGGAACTCTTGAGATTACAGTATCTGGTGAAGGAATCACAAGATTGTATCTCTTCAGTCCTATAAGAATATTCGGCACGATAATATAATAATTCTTATAAATAAAAGAAGAAAATCTCTGGCGTTAAGAATGACTACCCAAGTACAATTCCGAAGAGGAACTACGGCACAACACCAAACCTTTACTGGTGCCGAAGGTGAAATCACCGTCGATACTGATAAAAACACTGCGGTTGTGCATGATGGTGTACAACCTGGAGGGCATGAGATGGCATCTAAGAAATCTTTAGTTGCTTATACTGTAGCAATGGGTCTGTGAAGACTATATACTTTTAAAAAATTATAAGGAAATTAACCAATGGCAAAACATTTAGTCCACTACTACAGCTTTGTACCCTCTACAAACACTGTAAAGGTTCCTGGTAATATTAAGCCAGAAAAGCTGCTTCTCATTACGAACATTACTGATAATAAACCAATTTATATTTTCTCAGACGAATTTTTGGGTCTGGAGTCTTGTACCTATAATACTGAAACTGAACATACTGAATTTGTTCTTACTTATAATTGCAACACAATGTCAGCGGATGACAAGTTGCAGATTTTTTACGAAACTGATCATGTAGAGATCGAACCATCAGAGACATTTGTTGATGCTGTTTCTAAGTTCAGAGTTTCAAATCCAGAGAACCTAATTGATACTGACTTTGAATATGGTCCACAAGCTTCTAAGTGGGAAACCCTTCAAACAATTAATAACATTCCATCATTCTATTCTTCATCATCTGATACTACAATTCCTTTCATCGAGAAAGTAGAATCATTTGCAAATAGTGAACTTATTACTGTAACATGTGGTTTCGATCACGGTCTCACTAGTGGTCTCCCAATTACCGTTACTGGTCTTTCTTCTGTCACTGCTGAGGGTACTTACCTGATTCAGGCAGTACCAACTACTACAACATTTACATATAAGTGTAGAGCAAAGCAAGTAATTAGCAGGGAACTTCAGGGAACTTATACTTCTATTATTCCTGGTAAATTTTTCCAAGGTTCACAAATTGCAGTTGATGAATCTGCTGGTATTTTAAGCGATTTCTATACATTCTATCTTAGAGTATATCCAGTACATTCTTTCATTCTTACCACATCAATCCCAGCAGATTATGAAGTTGATCAAACTATTACCTTAAGTAGTGGTGGTATTGGTAAAATCACATCAATCGAATCTGGAACAAATACAATTCATATTTACTTTGATTCATCACCAGCAACATCACCTGCGCCTGGAGATACTTTTACTGTAACTGGTTCCTCTACACAAACAACAATTTCAACCTTTGTCGGAAGTTCAAATAAGTATTTCCTGAATACTTCCGAAGCAGAAGGTCTTGCATACAATGAAAATGTTTATGTGCAACAGAAATCTCTTACTCTTTCTAAAAAAGCAATTTATCAAATTGATCTTTCCGATAGTTCTTTAAATGGTCATGATATTAAATTAAGTACAACCTCCGATGGTATACACAATTCAGGATCCGAATATACAACATATGCATATTATTACGGAACTCCTGGTACTGCTGGTGCTTATGCTAGATACTATTTTGATTACAATACTCCAGATCAACTATATTACTATTGTATAAATCACAGTAACATGGGTGGTTCTTTAACCACTGCTGTTGCTTCTGAGTCAAAAGTTTTTCTGACCACACGATCTGCTCATGGATTTGCGGATAATACTAACTTCTACTTTGTAAATACTGTTTCACCAAAAATCTTTGATATCCAAGATGGAACAGCTACTGCCCCAGACGGAAATCCTTATATTGATTTTGATGATACATTCACAAATACTATTGTACCAGATGTCACACAAACTGACCCATATAATGTTGAATCTACTTACACATTAAGATTCAATGAATCTGATATTGATTATGGTGCCAATAGAATTACCATCCCTGAGCACAATTTGGAAAGTGGTTATGCATTACTTTATTATCCAAATCCTGGTGATACACCAATTAGTGGTTTGGAAAGAATGTCTGTCTATTATGTGAAAAAAATTACAGATGATGTAATTGAACTTTATGACAGCATTCAAAATAATGCATCATATATTAGAAATCTTTCTGCTGGTGGAACATTTGTTAATGGTAAGCATAACTTAGGATTAGTTTATAATATTTACAGAGAATATAAGCGATATAACCAGTGGTATACATATTTCTACCCCTATTATAACAACTTTGGTGGCACTTACTCTGGTCATGACCTGAATGCTAATCAGTATGGTCTTGGCAATCAAAACTTCGATAGATTGATCTTCTTCTCTCAGAATAGATCACACGCTGGTGGTAGTAGTGGTTCTAACTTCTACAAGTACAACGATACATGGTATCGTTTCTATAATCAGTTCTGGAGAACTTATGGTTATCACCTCCAGACACTTCCACTGGGCACTTCGCAGTGGCAGGGTAATTATGATATGCTTACTGATACATCACATTATGGATACAACCAAGGAAAAGACTATGGTTATTGGGCTGGAAGATCAAGTTCCCCATCTTTAAATGGTGGTTCACCATATTATTGGACTTCATACTTCTATGTTGATTATATTCAGACTGGAAGCAGTCCATACATTAGAATGACTGGTAATAACTTCTACTTCTGGTATCACCAATTAGGACATTATTACACTGTTGACAGATACTTTGGTGGAATTGCTTCTCATGGTGGAACTAACGCATATGTAATGTTTGGCAAAGACAATACTACCACAAATGATAGTATTTGGAAAACTGATCACCTTGCTGAAACAAATCAAGTTTATACTTTAGATAATTCTGCTGGCGATATTCACATTTATACTGGAACAAATGCTGCTAGATCCACTCTTGGCAACGGAACACAAATCAATGTAGAAAAAATTGATGCTAACAGAATTCGTTTGAGAGATACTGGTTCCAGTCTGTATAGATTAGCTGGTGTAACTGGTGCTCCTAGTATGTCTGGAACTTTCACATCACCATTCAAAAACTCAGTTTATGTAAAAGATCACCAGTTCTCCAATAATGAATATGTTAGATATGATCAAGTTGGTGCTGCTGGTGTAACTGGTCTTACTAATGGAACTTCTTACTATGTAAAAGTTATTAATAATAACAGATTCCAACTTGGAACTACTATCGGTTTCACGACAGAAGTTGACTTTACCAGTTCTGGAACTGGCATTCAGTCATTTGAAAATACAACTGCTGATTTTGGTACTACTGATGGTTCTTATACAACGACCAAAGCAGTTGATGAAGATAAACTTTCAGTATCCGTACCATTCAAGATTCCACCTGCACTGAAAGGATTTGACGCTAGTACAGCTGTAAATACAACTGACAGTTACATCACAATTAATAATCACTACTTTGCAAATGGAACCAGGGTAATTTATGATGCTCAAGGTGGAACTGAAATTGGTGGATTAACTGATAATACTGACTACTATGTAATCGTTCTTGATAATAACATTTTCCAACTTGCTGCTACACTTGATGATTCTCTTGCCGATCCTGCTGTACCTATCACACTGACAAGTGCTCCAGGAACCACTGAAACACACCAACTTATTAGTGCATCTATGTCTGGTCAGGTATCAGGAACTGGTACTGTTGAAGTTGTTAGCGGTTCCAGACAAGTAGTTGGTACAAATGCAGCATTCCAGAGATTCTATAAGATTGGGGACAAACTGAGAGTTGTCAATCCCGCAACAACTCCTGGTGTAATTATTGAGAAAACTATCACTGCTATTACAGATGACGACAACTTACTTGTAGATAGTACATATAATTTCTCCGCATCTGGTCTCACCTATCTGATTCCTTCATACATCTATGTAAGACCAGATGGATTCTTCCTGCACAGACCATTTGATGGTGGTATGGAGATTGGTACTTCCAAATCTCCTAACTCTAGAATTTCTAGACAGACCCGTAAGTACTTCCGTTATCAGTCAGGTAAAGGTATCCAGACATCATTTGCTATCAACTTTATTCCACAAGTACCAGTACAATCTATTTCATATACCCCACAAGGTAGTGATATTAGTCTTGCTGCAACTGGATCTCAGGGTTCTGCTTTCCTCACAGTTTCTGATACAACTGGAATCTTGATTGGTATGGATGTAACTGGTGATTCTGGCATTCCTACTGGAGCAAGAGTTACTAAAATTGTTAGTGCTACTGAAGTAGAACTCACAAAAACTCTCCTCCAAGCAGTTAATGCAACAGTTACCTTCGAACAACTGAAAACGGCAACTATTACTGCAACCAAACCACACCAATATTCAGAAGGTGTACAAATTAGAGTTAAAGATTGTAGTGTAGTTGGATTTAATACAACATCTGAAGTTTATTCAGTTGTTGATGACTTTACTTTCACTTATTTACTTAATACTATTCCTAGTTCATCATCAGGTGGTGGATTTACAACTGTTTCAATTGTTTCCTGGTCTGGTTGCAAAATTCGTGCTGGTATGTTTGATGATCAAAATGGATTCTACTTTGAATTCGATGGTCAGAAATTGAATTGTGTAAGAAGATCTTCAGTCCAACAACTTCCTGGCACAATTGCCGTCACTAATTCTTCTCAGATTATAACTGGCACTAACACATCATTCATCAGTCAACTTTCAGTTGATGATCAAATTGTTATTCGCGGTATGACATATCAGGTTGTTAAAATTTCAAGTAATACGAGATTAACAATCCAACCAGCTTATAGAGGTGTAAGTGCTGCGGATGTTATTTGTACAAAGACAATTGATACAGTAGCATCTCAAGATGATTGGAATATTGATCATGCTGATGGACAGGGACCATCAGGATTTATTCTGAATCTCGATAAAATCCAAATGTGCTACATGGATTATTCCTGGTATGGTGCTGGTAAGATCCGCTTTGGATTTAAAGATCAAAATGGTCATGTTAAGTATGTCCATCAGTTCAAGCACAACAACCGCCTGACTGAATCATACTTCCGTTCTGGTAACCTCCCAGCTCGTTATGAAGTAGTTAACGGACCAAATCCTGAATATGTAGGAACTCTGTTCCACTGGGGTACTTCAGTTATCATGGACGGTACATTCCAAGATGACGAAGCGTACCTGTTTACTGCTTCTGGTAATGTTCAGAAGTATACTAACGCTACTTCACAAACATCGACAACCAGCACCAACTCCCAATTGCGTTCTTATTATCAGGGTACATGGTGGAACAGAACCTTCTATCATGTTCTGTTCTTCCCAACATCAGATGCATCCAAGTTCTCGATCAACACACTGATCTATAATAGTACTGTTGCAAATGGTTACTTCTTAGAAGGAAGACCAGTTGATTCTAAGTCTCGTTTGACAAGTAGTTATTACGAAGTTTCTATTCAATATGTAGAGGGTGTACAAACTGAATTCCCATATAACTATTCATCTGCTATCTACGCAGCGCACGGTAATCCAGCAGTACCTTCTTCAACAACATTTAATATTGGTGCTCCTGCTGGTGTTGATAACCTGATTCCTGACAACATTCCACTGATTTCAATCAGACTCGCACCTTCAGTTGACTCTTCAATTACTGGTGCTCTTGGTCAGAGAGAAATTATCAACAGAATGCAACTCAAACTTGACTCCGTTGGTATTCTTACTACACACGAAACTGAGATTTCACTCATCCTGAACCCTCAACTTTCTACTGACGAATTCCAGAATGTTGATGATCCTTCCCTCTGTCAACTGGTAAAACATGGTCCAACCGATGTTATCACTGGTGGTTCTAAGATTCTCTCGTTCCGTGCTGCTGGTGCTGGTAGTGGTCAAACAAGTTCTACCGAATATGATCTCACGAAACTGAGTGACCTCGGTAACTCAATTCTCGGTGGTGATGGAGTTTATCCTAACGGACCCGATCTCCTTTGTGTAGTTGCTAATATTGTTGACTCGTCTGGTGTTAGCATCAGTAACCCATATTCAGTTTCTGCCAGAATTACATGGCAAGAATCACAAGCATAATTTATCAAAAGGAGAAAGAAAATGGATCTACAATTCAAATCCCCCGCCAAGGGGGAAACAGCAACATGGGAAGAGTTTGAAACAGCTCTCAGAGCAGTTGATTGGTCTTTCCATGAAACAGAAGAAGAAGAAGCAGTTGCTTCTTATGTGAAAGCAAAAGAAATTGAAACTGTATTGCTAGTAATGTATGGTGGCACAAATCCCCACAATATTGACAAAGATAATATGAATAAAATTTATTCAATCTGGAACAAACATGCTCCAGCAGGGTTTAGATACTGATAAAAAAATAGGGGGCATATGCCCCCTTTTTTTATGTTAAAGCACCAACTAAAGAATATCTAATAGTTTCTGCTTTTTCTGCGTCATATGCTAAAGAATGATATCTATCACCACGATATATTGTGACAGAATTATAATCTGCTGGAATTGAAAGATATCTTACATAATTTTCATCACCTTCAAAAATTTTCCATGTAGAAAATTCTTTTATTTCATTTTTTTCCTGCCTTCTTTTTATATCTTCTTTTTGTGCTTCTGGAAATCTTCCCAGTTGAGAAACACTATAAGCATAAACATTATCGCTAATTTTTAATTTAAAAAAATCAGTACTACTATATTCAGCAGGTGATAAAAATAAATTAAATGCATATGTAAATGGATCTACATGTGGATAATAATTATTATTATATGATTTCATTTTAGGATAACAACAGTTAGTATAATATGCCCATTTACATCTTCTAATATCATATTTTACCATTTCATAATGTTTTAATAGATTAAAAAATGATGGTGTGATAGTTTTTTTAAAAAATAATCCTGGAATTTGTTGTTGAAATCCAGGAGCTTTACTTGTAGTAAGTAAATTTTCTCCCGATTCTTCTTCTAGAGTTTTAGTTCTATCTTCACAAGGAAAACATTTTAAAAATTTAACTAAAGATTCGGGATTTTTTAAAAAATTATTTACCTTAATATATTCAAAATTGTCCTCAACTTTATTATAACTTACTTCCATGTCTGGATTTATTTCCATACATTCAATAAGATCACTAGATTTATAGCGAGGAATTTCATTAAGTATATTATTAATCATAATCAATGTTCTCCATACCCATTGCATATTGAATATCTTCATTATCAGATTGTTTTAATTCTGATGGAAGATTTAAACATGCCTCGATAAAATATTTTTCGCTTTGGTTATCAAAATTTTGCTGATACCAAGAAGCACCAGGAAAAATAACTGCTCTATTATATTTTGCTTCTACAGTAAATACTTTATTGAAGTATTCATCACCATTCCAGATTTCAAATTTTTCATATGTTTTTTGAGGAACATATTTGTAATTTAAAAGATCCATGATATCTTTTCTAGTTTCAAAATCTTCAATATTTTGAACTAGATCTTTAACCTTCCAATAAATTTGATTTTCATATTGTAAATTATAAAAACTTATTCCGTTTCCATTATTAAAATTATCGGACAGAAATATGCAAGCATTCATGTAATAATTACCTGGGTGGCACTTTTGCATATTAGTATTAATTACCATATCGGGATAGTAATAATGTCCTGTATACAAACTTGCAGATAACATGTGCTCAAACTCCTCATAATTTTTTTGAGAAGTACTATCCATTGGAATATAATTAAAATCTTTCAAAATATCAACCAAGTTAACAGTCATTTGACTTGTTAAATTTCTGTGAATTGGTTGATTGACGCCCATTGGTTTCAGTATACCAATACTATCTTCTTCTGAGTGAATTTTTTCTAAAGTTGTTTGACCATAATCAAATGGAATTGTTAGAAAATTTTCCAGTGTTCTTTCTGGATCTTTGAAATAATTATCAATAACTAAACAACTAAGTTCACCAACTCTTTTTTCCTCTACAATAAAATTTTGGTTAACTTCCGTTCCAAAATTATCAAATAGTTTAATTTTATCTTTTATCATAATCAAACCTTCATGGTGGGATCATTTTCATGTAACAGTTTTTGCTGTTCCGTGAGTTCGGAAGATGTTGTCAAAAACGATTGTTCGAGAGAAATTGATTTAGTATGTTCTTTGACCCAATTCGCTAAAACACTCAAATATGCATTTGTGACATCTTTATGTGGTTCATAAATTACATCAACAAAATCATGAGATACTTTAAAATTTCTTTCATCTGAAAGTGGAAATAATCTACCGAATTCTAATCTACCTTCAGTTCCTTCAGATTCTGTTACATTGTTTTCGGAGTCTACATTCTTAATGTGCGTGTCTGAATAATTTACTGCAAATGGATCTGCAAGGATATATCCGACGCTTTCATTTTTTTCTGGATCTAAAACTTCTCTAATGTCACAAATGACATTTGTTTGATTTTTTAGTAGACAAAGTTTGATGCTCATAATTTTCCTTTGGTATGGTATAATTATAGTATAGAATTTATATCGCGTCAAGTCGCTAAATAAATTCAGTTCAAAAATATTTATAGACAATGGAAATGAATACAGTTTCGGATATCCCCCTATATGACATCATTCAAGAAATTGAAGCAGTGCATGGAGTTGAGAAACATATGCTAATTCAAATCATTACTAATGATGATGCTGTAGAAGATAAACCACACCCATTGATTCGCGAAGAAGATATTTACAGACCAAATGGATGGCAGTTAAAAGATGATATTTTTTTCTGGTGTGAATTTGAAAATCAAGTTGCAGTATTCGACAATGTTGCTGCGGTGAAACATTGGTTTTTAAATGATTGTGTGCGAGAAAGAAAAGAAGATAACACTGATTTAATTTTACAGCAAACATTAGTATGATGAAATTACATAAATTTTTTCCAAAATTAGTAGCAGAATATGAGGAAGTTTGTATTGATTTAATACCATCTTTTATTGAAGAAATTGAATTATTATCAAAAAATATTGGCACAAAAAAAAGTTCATTATTGAATGTGCAATCATCTCATAGATCTATTCAATCTATTCATAGATTACCTGCATTCAAACCACTCTCTAAAAAAATTTTAGAAAACGCTAAAGATTTTATGAGGCAATATGGTTATGAAGAATTTTTATGTGATAGATTATTCATAACTAATATGTGGTTTAATATTTCATATAAAGGAAATTTTCTTTTTCCACATACTCATGGAGGAGCTTTGATTTCTGGAGCATATTACTTAGAAACAGATCCATCACATTATATTATGTTTCATGATATGAATAAAAATATTTTAGAACCACCCAGTTTTCCAAATGAATTGAATCAAGATACTGAAATGCTTCCATGCACTCCAGGCAATTTGTATTTGTTTAGTTCAGATTTTCATCACAGTGTTTTACAACAAACTGCTGATGCTAGAAAAATTGTAATTTCAGTAAATTTATCGCTAGAAGACGGACCAAAATTTCGTTAAAATCATAATTATAAATACCTCTAGGAAACTAGGGGTATTTTTTTATTCATGGCACGACCCTCATCACGCCAGGAGTTAATTGACTATTGCTTAAGGAAATTAGGTTTTCCCGTTTTAGAGATCAATGTAGATGAT